GAAGATGGCATGGCAGTTGGTCCTATGCCTGCACCTTTGAAGGTAATTTGACCGGTGTTTGGGTCCAAGGGTTCCAGCAAGTTGCTCAATGGTTCTCTGGAAATGGCATCACCAATGTTGTTTTTGTCTATGGGAATGCCTAGACTGCGAGCAGCATTGATAAAGGCATCCTGACTGATTTGTTTGGTAGCATTCTCATCTTCTGCACGATGCGCCAAAAAATCAACCAAGCCCAGTAGCCGATTACTGTCAACGTCTCCGGCCACTTCCCGTATTTTCATCGGCGGATTCCGGCCAAATTCTGCATGCGGACCAACACAGGATCCTGCATGCCAGTTGATTCTGCAAATTGTCCTCTAAGAGGGTTAGGGTTAGCTGGTGGTATGAGAGCAGCGGCATTACCTGCCGCTGGTGCAGCAGCAGGAGCTGCTGGTTGTTTGTTCCCGCCAAATAAGCCTTTTAGAGCATTTAAATTCTTCTCACCCTGAGCTCTGTTTTTATCAAAGCTGCCAGGCACACCTTTGTCGCCAATCTCAGCGTCAGTTCTTGTGACTGCATTGGTAGTTCCACCAACTGGTGATCCCTGACCATAAGGAAGAATAGGTGTGCCTCTTACACCAAAGTCTTGAACATTGCCAGCGCCTCCAGTATATCCACTTCCACTGTTTGGTGCTGGTGCTGCCGCAGGTTCTGCTGGTAATGGTGGCGGAACACCATCGTTGCGAGACACTACACTAAGTGGTGCTGGCTCAGTTGCTGGTGCTCTAGTTCCCAAACTTCCTTGATTAAATGCTGATGGTGCTGCCGCAGTTCCTGGAGTGGCAGCAGGTGCTGGTGCTGCCGCTTGTTGAGGTTGTAGTGCTGGACTACCAGCAGCGATTCCTACTTTGGCCAATTCATTTCTACCGCCTGCTGTTTGTGCTTGACTACCCACAGCAGGTCCGGCAGGTTGTTGTCTAGCTGCAATCACAGCAGGATCATTAGCGCCACCTTTGCGAAACGTCTTGCCTTGTTGCTGATTCATAAACTGTCCAAGTGTAGCCTTGGGATTGCCAGAATCTTGTCTAAATTGATCCAGTTGTGCTTTGCTGACAATACCTTTGGGATTATTTGGCACCACAAGTCCGGGAGCTGCAGGAATGCCTGCGGCAGCACCAGGTTTGGCCGTTACTGGGTTGACTGCGGCTGGTGCTGGGTTGACTGCGGCTGGTGCTGGTTTGACTGCGGCTGGTGCTGGTAATGGGTTGGCAGGTGGAGGGGTTTGCACACCCTGTGGTAGTATTTGTAATGGCTTTGCAGGCTCTACGGCTTCTCTGGTCAGTTCATTGATGCGCATTTCATCTACGCTTTCTGCCTAGAGCAGCAGCTGGTGCTGGTTCTTCAGGCGGCATTTCTGCAGCAGGTTCTGCAACCGCACCAGCTTCAAGATCTCCAGCTGGCAAGCCTCCAGGCATTTGGCCTGCGGCAGCCATTGCATCTGGTGCTAGATCTGCACCAGGCACTGGTGCAGGTGTTTGTCCTGTGACCACGCCCAAGGCAGTTTCCAGTTGTTGTTTGGCGCCTTGTAAATTTTGTACCAGTCCTGACAGTGCGCCAGAAACATCAGTGTTGAATTGTGTGGCTTGGTCAATGCCAACTTGATTGCGAATGCTGTCAACCAAGGCTGGCAATTCTTTGAATTGCATGCTGGTGGTATCTTCAATCATTTTTTGCATTTGATCAACCATGTCTTGAGCTGCCAACACCACTTGTGCTTGTTGCACTTCGGACTCTTTGAGAGTGCGATATGCTCTGCGCAGACGTTGTTCAGTTTGCAGGATCTTGTTGGCCACTGTGCGACCTTCATCAGGTGTGAGTCCCATGCCTCTGGCACCTTTGTTTACTGCTCGTTCTAGATTGGGATCTGCAATGTTTCTCACAGCAATATCTCTAGCCACGGCTGCTCGTTGTGGTGTTTCGGGTCGTGTTTCCCGCACACGAGTGGCCAGGGCCTGTTCCATCATGACCAGTTTCAAATAGCTGGGATCACGCTCGCTTTGATATCGTGCTGTGGTGTCACGATGCTCGCCCAGCAGTCCACGTACCTTGTGCAGCATTGTGTTAGCCTGTGAGCCAGATAGTTTATCAAAGTTGATGCTTGATCCAAAGTAGCTTTCGAACACACGAGTGATTTGTTTACTGACTTTGGGTGCAGCTAGTTCTTGCAGTTTCATTTTGCGAATCCTTTTAGTTGTAGATATTTAGCCGAATTTATACATTTTTCCAGTTCGGTCTGAACACTGTGATAGCGTTGAATTTTCACTGACAGCTTGGTCATTACAGTTTCAGAAAACTGTGATTTAACACTGCGTTGAGCTTGGCTGCGGCGGCAGTGTATGTCAGCTGCCAAGCTCTGTTGTTTGTTGTCTAGAATCTGTATAGTTCTAGCCAGGTTGTATTGTTTGGCATTGTCAGCCACGCACCAGCTCATGGCAGTTCGTTTGCTGCTGAATCGGCTCACAAGATCGTCACTGTGATACACTGCAAAGCCGGCTGAGTCTGGTTGTAAATGATAACGCCCAAACGCAACATAGCCACCTTGTTCATCATCTATTATGAGTTCAGTGTACACACGTTTGAGTTCACGCTCGGCAAAGCGTTCTAATTTTTGTTCACGGGTCATAGTGTTTGAATGTAATGGGCTGTGAGCCAGCCTACCAGGGCCAACAGTGTGCCTATGATGCCTATGCCCCAAGCAATCAGCTGGTCGTTGCGCTTTTCGCCCATTTGGCGCACAATGCCATGCACTTCGGTCACCATGTGCTTGACCGCTGAGATTTCATTTTCCACTGTTTCTATCTTGAGTTCCAGCATGCGATAACGTTCTGCACACAGTTCAACGTGGGCTTCAAGACTTTTCTTTTCAATATCAGTGGTATCAACCATGGTCAGGCTCCAATGGCGTATTTATGGCTGAGAACCAAATGTTCTGATTGGCACCCCGAGCATGCAAGGTAGCAGCAACGGGTTCTGCTTCATCCAGCCCTGTGACCATGGGCACACCTTCACAGTCGCCAACAAGTCCATCTAATTCATCACTGCCGAAATTGCTGCCAAGCACACCTTCGGCTTCGACTTCAAACGCAAAATGCCAGCCGTCAGTGTGTTTTGTGGGTGGCACAACATTCATGGGCTGTGTTCGCAGGCTCATTATTTGCAACAAACTTTCCCAGTTTCGTTGCTGATTTCTAGCACGGTTCCATTGTTCGGCAGTGTCAATCACCAGGCCTGTTTTGGTAGTGAATGGCAAATGCTGTGGGCGGAGATGTCCTGTGATACCAGTGTAGGTACAATCAAAAAGGGTGCGGCACAAGACTTTCATTATGTGCATATTTAATGCCAAAAAGAAACCCTGGATTTTTTACGTCCAGGGTTTGATTGAGACTAAACTGATTACAGGTTAGTGAAGCTGGCAGTTGCACTGACGTTGGCAGTTGGGATGCCAATGTTCAAGCCACCTGTGGCATTGGCTGTTTGAGCAGCAGTGACCAAAGTGGTTGTGGTGAAAGCACCGGCTGGGTAGATAGCCAAGTTGATTTGACCAGCTGTTGCACCTGCTTGATAAAAAGCAATTGTGCTGGTTTGTTGAACTGCTTGCAACACATTGTTCAAGTAACCGTTGACGTTACCAGCATTGGTAAGGGCAGCGTTGGCTGTCAATGAGAAGAATTGCAGTTGTGGACCAGACAACATCACTGGGCCTTGGGCCGCAACGTTTGCTGTTCCTGCGATTGAACCGTTTGCCACGTCCAGTGCAAATACTGGTTGTGTGGTTCCGTTTGTTTTTGTAAATACTGCCATGATTTTTTCCTTTAAAGTTAAGTGGTCCTGTAGGACCTGCTTTTATTTATACAATCGGTAAAAATTACGCCTGTTGCGGATTATTTCTAGCCTTGTTTCTGGCACTAAAGTCAAATCTATTTACTGCTTTGCCGTAGCCTGCATCAGTAGCAAACACCCATCCTTCGTTGCCAGGCACCTGTTGGTCTAACTTGCCCAGTAGGTCTAGTTTGAGATCGTGCAGTAGTTCAAACAACACAAAGGCTGCTTGTAATGCACCTCTGTTGGAAGTAGGGCTGTCAAGATACTGTTGTATATTGCTGTATTTTTGCGCAGTTTGTGTTCTTTGTAGCCATGCCTCAAATCCAGGAACCAGGTCACTGAAATTTCCTGTGTAGGCTTGGTCCATGGGGTCAACCCGTCGGTTGATATAATCCACTGCCAGTTTGGCAAAATCAGTTATTTTCATTGCACGTAGTTCAGCAGGATTAAACAACACGTTGATAGCTGGGCCAGCTTGCTGCAACACTTGTTTGATCATGGAAACATAAGGGTTTTCTGTTGCCACAGGCTTGGCGTATATGGGCAAAATCAAAAACAATCCAGGCACATCATTAAATCTCACGCCTTTCAGCGGTTGTTTTTCTGCACCAACATCTTCGTACATGGTGTGTATGGCCACACCAACTTCGCTGTTGAGAATTGATTGGCCCAAGGTGCTGTCTGCTGGAATCCTATAAGTCACAGTGTTGGGTCTAAACACCAGAAGACCAGCAGACTTATAAACCACACCGGGAGCAATCTCTTGTTCTGTTGCTGGCAAAGGCCCATCAGTTTGACCCCAGTACATCAAATCACCTTTGACATAACCTCTAAAGTTTTCAGGAATGGCTGCTTCCAACAGCGGCCAAACTGTTTGATAGGTAGGCAGCAGTGTTTGCACTCGGTTGGCTAGATTGCCTTTGGCAGCAGCATTGGCATCACGCTGTGATAGATTGTTGGCAATGCCTTGGGTGCTGGTAAACAAGCCATCATAGCCCACAGCACCAAATCCTGAATCATCTGTGAGCACAAACTCACCAGTCTCGGGTTTGCGGCCAAATACCACAGCAGGTTTGCCGTCCCATTTTACACTTGCTGTTTTTGAATCTTTGTTAAACGCAGCCACAATGGCCAGGGCTTTTTTTACACCTGCTGTGCCTTCTCTGAACACATAGTCTTCCAGGTGCTCAATGCCCTTGGCTCTGCCACCCACACCCACTGCGGCTGCTTCGTAAATGGTGTAAGGGCTGGTGCCGCCACGTTCTACTAGCGGTTGCATGCCTTGGTTTACGATTCTATCACGCAGACGTGCCAGAAAGTGTGTGTCTGCATTTTCCGTCACAGCATCAGGCTGTGGCAGGCCTTCTTTGGTCAAGTATTCACGAAAGTCTTTGATCTTGACTTCTCGGTCTTTGTCATTTGCTAGTGCGGCAAATATGGTTTCTACTGTGCCGAGATTGTCTCTTGTGGCTCGGGAGCCAAGAATCATACGTGCTGCTTCGTCAGGATCCATTGTGATTAGTTGATTGCTGGCTCTGCTGAACACACCATTGGCTCCTAGTTTGAGTCCGTAGTGTTTGGCAATGCTTGACATCAGCACAGCACGGTTCATGCCTTTGTAGGCCGAGCCTGCGCCTTGGTTGTAGTAGAATGTACCCCAGTCCAAGTTGGGAAAGAACATGAAGTCTGTTTGCACATAGCCCAGTTCAGGACGTCCTTGTATGGGTGTGCGCAGATGTACTTCGCCGCCCTTTTTGATCCATTCTGCAGGCGGCAGTTTGTGGCTCACAATCCATTGTGTTAGGTTGGCAGCCAATTGTTCTTTTGATACCTCATTGGCGTCCACAGCCAGATCCATATCTCCTGACGTGGGTGCTTTGCCTGTTGATCCCAGCCAGCGTTCACGCGGAAACTCTATGCCTGTGAGTTGTTCAAGCCAGGCCACAGTAGCCGGCACATCGCTTTGATTGATGCGACCAGTGAGTGGTTTGCCGTCTGCGTCTTTGAATACGTTGCCGCCTTCCAGTAATGTGCGTAGGGTTTTCATGGTAAATTGGCTTTGATCAAGTTGATGATTGTTTGATCTGCTGGGGCAGCAGGATTCAACAAAGACGTGCCCACATAGAAATCACCACCAGGAGTGATACTGATGTTGGGAGCAACACCGGCTGCAACCAGTTGATTGGACATGTCAATCAACAATTTGTGTGCAGGATTGGCATCATTCAGCATGAGTCGATCCAGCTGCCAATTGCCAGCAACCTGTCTCAGGGCTGGTGCTTTGATTGCAATGTCTCTGCCGCCTTCAAATTGCAACAATGCCATGGCCTGATATGCACTGCGACACAGCATCAACCAGTTGTTGTACTGACGTTGTTCTTCACTTTTGGCGTCGTCAATCCAGGTGCTGCTGGCGTCATTTAAATTGCGCTCAATGGCAGAGATTGCTTGTGATATGTTTTGTGTGGTTTTAACTGCGTCAGCTTGAATACTGGGCTCTTGACTCACAGCAGATGCCAAAGTGGTGTAGTCTCTTATCAAGCCTCGCAGCAAGGTGTCATGCAATTGCTGCACAAGCGAACGCATCAAAATAGTTTTGCTGTTGGCACTGAGCTGTGCCACATTGTCCCGGCCTTCTCTTTGGCAAAGTTGTGCTATGGCCTGCTGCCAAGCATTGACCCGCGCTTTGGCTTGTTCTTGTATGGCCAGGTCAACCTGTTGAGCTGCCCGACCACGAGTGTCGCCATAAGGTGTGCTGTTGTCTCCAGGATCAGTTACGCCGGCTTTTTGCAACACAGCCGTACGGGCCCGATTGGCCAGGGCTGCACCCACCGCTCCAAAATTAACTTCGTTGGTCACGGATTTCTGTGTGATTTCAAATATCTGCATGAGTTTTCCTTACAGACCTTGAAAACTTGCCAGTGTCGCGGTGACGTATGGCATTCAGCAGTTTGCGCTGGAGATTTTCTGCTTGCTCAGCAGGATATTCTGCATCAATCTGTTCCAGCAGACGAATAGCTGTGGCTATCACGTTGCTGGCCCTGGTTTCAATCACAGCTTGGCGATCGCGTTCTATATACAGTGTATCTAGTTCTTCTAGTATGCTGCGTGTTTTCTTTTGCATGTGCTCAAGGACCTTTGGATTATTTAGCGGTTGTACCTAAACAATAAATATCTAATACAAGGAACAGCAATGACCAGCCAGATCAACCCCAACAATGTCAACGGAAATTTCCCCATAGCCGGCGTGCCCAACAGCACCCAAGGTTTCCGTGACAATTTTACCAATATAAAAACCAATTTTGAATTTGCAGAAACTGAAATTGACGACCTGCAATCCAAAGCCATATTGAAATCAGCACTGGCCGGCGGCACCTTGGACAACAATGTGGGCAACAACCTGGTGTACAATGCTCGTGTACAGGGTATTTCGGGCACACTGATACAAATAGCCAACACCTCTGGCTTTATCAACATTGATGCCAGCGCCGGCCCATATCAAAGCATAGTCATGGGCGGCAACATCAACTTGGCATTCACTGCCAACACTTGGCCTTCTGCAGGCGCCTACGGCAAGGTGCGTGTGGAAATCACTGGCACAACAGGACAAACTATTACTTTGCCGGCAGCAGTGACACAGGGCACCCTGGGCATACAAGGCATCAATGCAGGGGTTATCACCCTGGCTGCGTCAGGCACATATGAATTTGATTTTTCAACTTCTGATG